ACATCTACACTACCTGTAACTACAACTGATGAACCACTAAATCTTGCTAATGGACTATATACATTTAAGTTACCTGTGGTAATATCAACATTACCATTTAATAATGTACTACCTGTTACATTTAAAGGACCATTCGGTAAATTAACCGTACCATATAATGTTTGTGTATCACCCGCTTCATCACCAAGTATGTTACTACCAGATGAGAATATAACAGATGATGTTTGATATATTGTTTCTAAATAAGTAATTGATGCTGATAGTGCTGTAATTTCACCTGTCACATTTAAACTACCTGTAATTTCAACAGGGATATTTTTGTCACCACTATCGTTATTGTATATTCTTACTTTCTTACTTACACCACTTGTGTTTGATTTAATATCAACAAAATTTGTAGCATTTAAATTTAACGCTGATTGACCTTGAACAAATGATGTATAAACCCCATTACCAGCGTTTACTTCTTGTGTAGATGTAATAGAACCAGTTACAATTAGGTTACCATTTATTCTTTGTTGACCCACAAAGTTATTTGACCCTGTGGTTGCGTAACTACCTGTTTTAGATATTAGGTCATTAACCTTGGTGTCATTACTACTTGTGTAAGCGTTAAATGAAGATGTTAATGTATATGAGTTTAGTGAACTTGTGGTTGCAAGTCCATTAATTTGATTTTGTAAACTTCCTGTTTCAATCTCTAACGCATCAACTCTACTATCTATTGAACTTGTAAAACTGTTCATAGAAGAAGTAAATGCATTGAATGATGATGTGGTTACAAGTGAACCCGTATCAACAGAAATAGGTTGACCATTAACAGTTAAAGAACCTGTAATGTTAACCTGTGTTTGACTTATTTGTAATGCAGTGTTTCCACCAAGACCATCCGTTACATATTGTAATGAATTGGTAACCCCTGTAAATGGGTTTTCAAGGTTTAATAGACCTTGGTAAGATTGTGATACATATTGATTGGTGAGTTGACCCATAATAATATAATAATTTTTGTGTTATACATTTTTCCAGTCAGTAGATATTGTGTTCCATAATTCTGCCAGTTCATACCACTTCTTATTTACAAATGGTCTTTCAGGAACGTTACATCTATTGTAGTCAAATGGTTGTGTGATTGTTAAGTTCATAGTCCATCCCGCCAATACATCCTCAAATCTTTCCAAAAATGGTTCTACAGTAGCATCCCACTCACTTTCATACTCAGATAAATACAAGAAAGTGAACACATCTTTAATTATTTCAAGTGTGTCATTCATCACATCTCTTTGATTTGAGTAGTCATCTTTTAATCTGTCTGCTACAATAACTTGGAAGTTATATGTTAATTGCATTCGGTCTAATACCGTATCGTTAGGAATTATATATAATTTTGTATATACAGGACTTTGTTTTGTCTGTGTGTCCATTGTCAATTGGGTAAGGTCCCCAAATCCAAATGAATTTATTTGTTCGTGTGCTATTGATAAATCTCTTAAATCTTGAATGATTTGTTGATAGGTAACTCTATTAACACTTCTTGGAATAGAAAACCCTTCAATCGGTAAAACACACGTATTATAATCAAAAGGTTGTTCTATAGTTATGTTCATCGTCCACCCACCCAAAACTGTTTCAAACCTTTCAAGGAAAGGAGTGACGTTTGGACTCCATAATGGGGTATAATCAATTGAGAAACCACCCCAAGTTGCCGTATAAGATTGGTATAATATGGTGAAAATATCCTTACAAATCTCCAAAGTATCACTCATCACATCCTCTTGATTGGATAAATCCTCATTAACTTGGTCCAATATTATAATTGAAAAGTTATATAACAATCTATTTTGTGCAAGTTGAACCTGACCAGGTACTACATACATCTTGGTATATACTGGTTCTTGTTTGGTTTCTATATCCATAGTGATTTGTGTCAAATCACCATAACCAAAAGAATTTATTTGGTTGTGATAATATGCAATACCACTTAAATCTTGGATAATTTGTTTATATGTTACCATATATAATAAATATAAATTAAATAGTTTTAGATTGTTTTTTCTGTAATTTTATTTGTTCCCTATCATAATCCAACAGAAAAGACAATTGGTTTAATACTGTCATCAACTTTTCTTCGTAGATAAGTTTGTGTTTCGCAAAATCGTTTCCAGCAATTCTGTTGAGGATAAGGAACCATCCATACGTTTTTTGAAAATTGCTGCGAATATCCATTTCCTCATCACCCACATTAGTTTCATCTTCATCCATATTGAGAGAGTCGGAATCGAAGATAGATGGGAATAACTTAAAAATCTGTTTGCGTAGTTGATAAAAAAAAACTGTGCTCCAAGTATATACTTCACATCTAATTTCTTTTTGAACAGTTCCGCCCGTTCCTTCATCGTTTCCACGTTATACTTTTCTATCTTATAATCGTGTTCTGATTTTTCTTCTATGATTGGTCTATACATTACTGCTGCAAGAATGTGTAGTAACCCTAATAGTTCATCGGCTTTCTTTGTTGAGATAGTATCTAAATCCACAAACTCAGCAAAGGTTAGTTCCTTCCAATTTGGGAAGAACCCATAATTAACACCATCCAATTCAAATCGGTCAATAAACTTTGGTTTCTCCAAAGGTATATGTGACATAATGTATGCAGCAATATATGATACTTGTTCATAATCTGCTTCCAATAGTTCCTCTAATGGTGCGTCTGTAATTATGTTTATAATCTTTGCGGCAAAGTAGTCATCACTAAATAAATCTTTGACCTTATAAATTTTTGAATAACTTTCTATAGATATAAAATCTGGTATTTGATATTCCTTTTCTTGTAATTTGAATTTTATCATAATTGCATTATTGCGTATCTACCCGTTGTTTTTTGGGTTTTTATTTCAGGTAACATTCTCATCATTAGTGCGTCTGAAAGGTCAGGTGATTTACCTAACAATCTTTTCATATCCTCTTTTGATTGGACCGCTACCTTATTATCTTTATCTACATCTTTTAATTTAACACTTAGTAGTTCCTGTGTCAAGTCATCTATTACTGCTGGTTCTAATATATTCAAACTAATCTTTCCTTCTCTAAACATATCAGATAGTTTGACATAACATTGTGATTTTAGATTTGAGAAGTTCTGTCCGTGTAATGGTGATGAGTTATTCACAAAATTTGTTGCTCTTAGAATATCTGCAGTTCCGCCCCCAACACCGTCTGAGTCCACGATACAATTATTTGGATGTATCCCGTGAGACCTCATTAGGTCCTGTATATTGGACGATAATTCTGTGGTTGATAGTTTCCTATACACCTTACAATCTATTAGAACCAGTCCTACCCAAATCATCACCACAGACCTATCATCACCAAACCTTGCTACGTCAATCGTCATATACTTTTTATCCTGTGTATTTGGTGTATGTTTAAATACTGAATTACTAATCTCGTCAAACTTGAATAGACTATCACTCTCATCAAGATAATCCCAATCACCTTCCAATAATCTTCTTCTTTGTTGTGGAGGTAATTCCTTTAACATATCAAGATAAGATGGTGGTAAGTGTGGATTGTCCATCGGTAAGGATGGAATAAAGACCTTATTATCTTCTAATTTGTTTTGTGTGAATGGTAAATAAAAATCCTTCTTAATCCAATTGTTAGAAGGGTTACACGTCATCAGTACCTTTGGTATAAAATTATATTCTTTTAGTTTATATCTGATACGTGATTTAACTATGTTGTATGCAAGAGATGTTATTTGTGAACTTTCATCTATGAATGCTGCAGATATTTCTAACGAACCTAAACTGTCATAGTTAGGGTCACTTGGGTTGTAGGCTAAGTCCTTGAATATAATTTCTGATTTGTTATAGAATGTTAATACATTTGACTGACCATTGTAATTGAAATGTTCACCACTCTTTAATCCCATAGTACTGAGTAAGTCAAAGAGAGTATTGAGTGTTGTTAATCTAAGTTGTGTTAATACGGCACGACCTATTAAACATCTGATACCTGTGTATTTTAAACATAGGGTTACAATCCATAATGCACCAAGCCAACTCTTTCCACCACCAGCTGACCCACCAAATAATACCACATTGGTCTTATCATCGGTTAGATACTTCCACGCTTCACTCTGTCTCTTGGTCGGAGATATTGTTATTTCCATTTCTGAATTGATTGGCAAGTTCCTCAGCGTGTTTATTCATTAACATAGAATGAAGTTCATCAACACTTTGTGGAACCCTTATCTCCTGTTGTACAGGTTCTGGTTTTAGTTCTGCTTGAACGTTCTTTGGTTTCTTACAATTACATCCCATATTATATTCCTGTTCTTTGTTTTACAATTACATTCTTCTTATGTGCGTGTAGAACACCCTGATAATCTATATCTAAATGTGGGAACTTATAATAATATAACTCATATCCATTATCTCTTAACAAATGTTCACAAGATAATAGACAGGACAAATTATGATATTCAATACCAATATGACGACACCCTTCAAGAAACTCAGGTCTCATTGCGTTCATAAAAATCTCTGAACCTTCCACATCAATCTTTGCAACAGTTGGTTTAACAACATTAAAATATATTTCAAACTTCTCGGTCCTATCTACATAGTCCATTATTTGAATGAAATTCTTAACATTGAAATTGTTTTTATACCACTCATAAGATTCTTGTGATGGGTCAACACCATATACCTTCTTTGCATTCTTCTGTATCCAATACATTGGTGTTGGTGTAAATTCTGAATTAATACCTGAACCTAAATCTAAAATGGTTTCACCATCAACAGGTAAAAAAGACCAGTGATTAACAGGGTCTTCGTTATTTATTAGTCCTTTTATTTCTCTATTCATATATATGTATTTATCTATTTACGAAATTTTTATCGCAACAAATTCAAAAAAATATTAATCTGTTAAATTAATATTGATACTGATTGGGTCACCATTTGATGTTATGTCTATCTTACGTTGTTCCAACCCATATAGTTTATTAATGTCGGCTAAGGTTTCCCTTTCCACTCTTTTGTTATTATCGTTCCTCGCACGTTGAAGTAGGTCAAAATACCTTTGAAGTTGGGCTGAGATAATTTCTTCCGTTTGTTCTTGGAACCTTTCTTTAAGTCGTGATTTACAATCTTGCCATACATTCTCAGCCTGACGTTCTGTGATTCCATATTTCTTTGAGTATTTTTGTCTAAATTCAGTATAGTTCAACTTCTCATACAAAATCATTTCCATCGCATCAGGGATACGTTCTTCATATTCAGCCTCTGTTGTTTTTCTACCAGCCATTATATTTTTCTTTTGAGTTTATAAAGAATATAGTTTCTTAATTTATGATATTGAGTATTTTTACAACTGGCACAATTTTCAAATACATATTCTTCGTTGAACAGTTGTTTATACACATCTTTTATAAATACCTTTGATTCTTCTTTTATACCCCCAAATCTTATTACTTCGTTGTACGCCTTGATAATGTCTTCCTCGTCATAGATAATCAAAGGAAGGGGTGTTAAATCAATTTCTGGTAGGGTTGTAACTTCTTTCTTCTTCTTACAGGATGTACAACCTTTCTTTTTCTTTGGAGGATTTTCTATTGCTTCCTGTTTTGCTTTGTTAATCTTTTCCAATATTTCGTTATTCGTATCCATTATAATCATTAAGTTTTTGAATTACATTATTTCTAATTTGGTCCTTACTTTCTTTGATATATTTTATAATTGAACTTTTTGGAATTTCTGTGTGTTTTGCCACTTTATTAACTGAACCAAGGGTTAAATACAAATCCATAAGTGACTTGTGAAACCACGTTAATTCACTATATTCCTTTTCTAATATATCAAATAATTTTTGTTTTTCAAAGAATTTCTGTTCTTCTGATACTTCAAATAAACTATCTATATTTACATTTGAAATGAAACTATCGTATTTGAGAAACTCTCTACGCACTTTATAGTAGAATGGACTGGTTTTACTTATCCAATTGATACGGATGATTGATACTATATAATATTTGATACTACAATCATCATAGAACTTTAGATTGATATGTTCTTTCTGATACAATTGAATTATAACCTCGTGTAGTAAATCCTGCGTTAAATCGTGGTTCTTGGTTATTTTCTTTGTTATTTGAAGTAACTTATAGTAATTAACCGTTATATACTTCTCAACTTCTTTGTTCATTAATTAAATTTCTAATACTGGTCATTACCTCACATATCTCGTAATTCTCACAGGCTTCGTTAACCATTATACTTGATTGAAGTAATTTATCCAATACATCTATTCTGTTTATACCTCTGTTGAGGTTATGGTCTAATATGGTTAACATACTATCAAGTAACGTTAAACATAACTGGTCTTTTTCTTCCTCAGTCATCTCCCAATAAGATGCTGGTATTTCAAGTTCCCCTACTTTGACGTGTCTCGTTTCCATATTCAGTACAAATTTTCATTACTGTATTTTCTGATACACCAATTTTATTTGCTATTTTTGCTCTGGTCCAATTTCTCTTTCTATAATCTAAAACTTTGAATATCATTTCATCTGTTACTATTCCTCGTCTTAAAGTATATTTCCTTTTCCTTAGTTGAGTAAAGACTGGTTTACCATCTATTACTTCTTTCCAACCAGGTTTAATCCAAATACCAGAAGCTTCATCATATAAATATCCAAGAAGTTGCATAAGTTCAAAAGTGTTAGCACGCTGGTACTCATCAAAATAAACATTAGGTTTTTGAGGCACCATTTTACTACCACCATTCAATTCTCTTAACTTTTCTGCTTCTATTCTATCTGATACCTTTTGACAATCCTTGCACTTTTTGGTTATTACTTTTCCATCTCTTAGATAATAA